TTGAAATTGACGTAAGCTACATAAATAGGTTAGCATCTGATATTGAAGCATTGATGTTGTTTCTTGAGCCTCAAGCAATTGAAAAACAAACTTATCCTGGTGCTGAACGGATTATAAGTCGTTTGAAAGAAATAGTAAACAGAAGAGAAATGTCAAAGAAATATTTTGAAGCTAAGAGTTTTGTGCAATCAGTTGAGGAAGATTATCCAGAATGGAAAGGTAAATGAGCAGACCTTTAACACATAGCGAGTGGGTTGACAGTTTAGAAGATATCATCAATAAAACAAATAAGGAAATCATGAAAGCAAATGATAAGCAGGTAGGCGGGCAGCATTATAAGACAAACGGTGAGCAACATTGGGATAGAATCTATCGCCTATACGGCAGGGGTTACTTTGTCGGTTGCGCTACAAAGTATCTTGAACGCTTTCACCTCAAGAACGGAAAAGAAGATTTAGAGAAGGCAATTCATTTTATTGAAAAGCTCAAAGAGTTAGAGTTTCCTACTCAGGCTCTTGATGGTGGTCCAACCGAACGCTACGTGAATCAGGACTAATGGCTACTATTGTGTTCGATATTGAAGTCGCTCCAAATATGTTTTTACTAATGGGTAAGATTATTGAGACGGGCGAATACTTCGGCATCTGGGGAGATGAGGAAGACGCTCGGGAGAAGATTAAGTCTCTTTTTAAATCAAAGAATACATTCATTAGTTTCAACGGTGCAAGATACGATATGCCTGTGATTAGTTACTTCCTGTCTGGTCATTCATTTTCTGAAACGAAAGGCTTTGGGGATATCATTATCAATCAAAACTTGATGCCTTGGGATGCTGAAAAACAATTTAGGTTCAAAATACCGATGATTGACCACATTGACTTGATTGAAGTCGCCCCGAGTTTTGTAAGCCTAAAGACTTACGGTGCACGTATGAACATGCCTGTAGTTCAAGACCTACCGTTTCATCATTCTGAGGAAGTAGCATACAACGACAGACCAATGGTTTGGGATTACTGCAAGAATGACCTCGACACCACTGAGACTCTTTATAATAAACTGCAAGGGCAACTCCAGCTTAGAGTTGAAATTAGTAAGGAGTATGGCTTTGATGCGCGTTCTAAGTCTGACTCTCAAGTAGCTGAGCAGATGTTTGTAAAGAGGCTAGGTTTAAAGCGTGGGAAGGTAAACATTCCTGAAAGCGTAAGGTACATAGCACCTGACTTTATTAACTTTAAATCTAATGACCTGCAAATATTGATGCATAGAATGGCAGATCACGTATATGAAGTTAATCAATATACGGGTCATGTTATACTACCTGCTTTCTTAAAAGAAAATTTGATAGCGATAAATAAAGGTATTTATCAAATGGGAGTCGGTGGACTTCACTCTCAACACGACAGAAAGGTTTGCTATGTTACTGATGATGAGTATCAAATTGTTGATTACGATGTTGCTAGTTATTACCCTAGCATTTTGCTTAATTGCAACCTTATACCTGTTAATACTGGTACAACCTTTATTGATGAATATCGCAAAGTGTTCGAGAGACGATTAGAAGGTAAGCGTCAAAAGAACATGGTGATTGCCGACTCATTACGGATTGCATTGAATGGAACATTCGGTAAAACAGCGAGTAAGTATTCCGCGCTTTACTCTCCTGACGTGATGATTAATATCACCTTGACAGGGCAGTTGACTCTCTTGATGTTGATTGAAACTTTAGAGGACAATGACATTCAGGTTGTGTCCGCTAATACAGACGGCATCATGCTCAGGCATCGCCGTAAAGAAGTCACAAAGGTTCACAATATAGTTAAGGAGTTCAGTGAACTCACAGGTTTTATATTTGAGGACACTCCCTACCGAGTAATAGCTTTGAAAGACGTGAATAATTACTTTGCCGTAAAGCAGGATCGCTCAGTCAAAATCAAAGGTATCTACAGCGCACCGACGCTCAGTAAGAACCCAACCGCGCCCGTAGTCTCAAAGGCAGTGGGACTTTGGCTCGCCTACGGTACAAAGTTTAAAGACACGGTAATGAATTCACCGTTAACAGACTTTATCAGTGTGCGCTCAGTAACTGGCGGCGGAGTGCAGGGTGATAAATACCTCGGTAAAACTGTGAGGTGGTATCAAACACGGGAACAGTTACCGCCGCTAACCTATGCATCAAACGGGAATAAAGTAGCAAAGACTGACGGAGCTAGGGAGTGCATGACCCTGCCGACCTCAATTCCTTCTGACCTAGATTACGATTGGTATTATAAAGAGATTATGAAGGTAATTAAAGATATTGGAGCGGAAAGGTTTTTATGAGCTATAATTTGGATATAAACGAAATAATAGGAAAGGAAAAAATGCAAGATGAATTAAATCTAGAGCCAGCAGTAGTTTGGGTAGTAGACAACACCCAACGTAAAACTATCAAGGATGCAGCACGCTTTGGGGAAATTGAACACGTCTTTACTGACGTTCAGTATGATGACCCCGTAGCGTATGCCCGAGATGTTTTAAAAGATTTTCAAGAAGGTGATTACCTTTGTATGATTGGAGATCCTAAGTTGTCAGCAGTATGCGTCGGAGTATTGGCGCAAAATAATCCTGGGAATGAAATTAAGTTGTTGCAGTTTGACAGCCGAACCTTTCAGTATTTTCCCGTGTATTTAAACTTTTAATAAAGGAAATAAACATGAGTTTTATGGATACCCTTGTAAAGGGAAAGCAAGAATTACCTCCGCGAATCTGCATTTACGGAAACCATGGCATAGGAAAAAGCACAATTGCGGCTCAATTTCCAGCCCCGATTTTTGTTAATACTGAGGACGGTATTGATTCTCTTGACGTAACTTCATTCCCTCGCGCCGCTGAAATTGGTGACGTAGTTGAGGCAATCAAGACGTTGCTCAAAGAGGATCACAAATTCAAAACACTAGTTATTGACTCTGTGGATTGGCTAGTTGAACCTTTAATTTCTAAAAATGTTGAGGCATCGTATGATGCTAAAGACCTAGGATACGGTAAGAATCAAGTGTACGTAGCTGAAGAGTTCCGTGAAATCCTTCAAGGTCTTGATGCATTACGTCGCAAAAAGGATATGAATATTGTCCTGCTCGCTCATGCCTCTGTAGTTCGTTATGAGAACCCATTGACCGAGCCGTATGATAGATTTGTCCCTAAGTTACCTAACCGCTGTAATGCATTGTTGCAGGAATGGTGTGACGTAGTGGCGTATGCAGGCTTCAAGGTTATTGTCAAAAAAGCAGACGTCGGTTTTAATAATACGGTAAACCGTGGTATTACAACTGGTGAACGCTTATTGCACGTAACTGAAAGTCCAGCCTACATTGCGAAGAATCGTTACGCATGCCCTGATTCATTTGAGATGACCATTGAAGAAATCTCTAAAAATATACCTGTAGTATCTTAATAACCATAAAGGAGTAATAAACATGAGTAAATTTGGATTTGATTTAAATGAGTATGAGTCAGAAGAACGTAGTTTTGAGCCGTTGCCAAAGGGTGAGTACGAACTCAAGTGTACCGAGGCAGAAGAGAAAACTACTCAAAAGGGCGGTCAAATGATTGCCGCGACCTTTGAGGTAGTCAAGGGTCAATACGCTAACCGTAAGATTTGGAATAACTACAATATTCACAATGATTCAGAAAAAGCACAACGCATCGGGCGTGAGCAGGTTTCAGCATGGGCACGTGCCTGCGGTAAGCCTAATGCTACCTCGGTTGATGAATTGCTTGAGCGTAGTTTTACGGCAGTTCTTGATATTGAAAAGGGTACAAATGGTTACTCTGACCGTAACAAGATTGTCGGTTATGTTTCAAAGGATTCAGCTCCCGCAGCAAAGCCTAAAGCAAAAGAGCCATCGTTGTTAGATTTAGAAGATGATGACTTGGACAAAGCTAAACCAAAGGCAGAAGCTAAGGAAGGTAAAAAGAAGAATCCTTGGGATTAAGGTTTGTTCAGATCAGTGCAAGTTAATCGAAAGAACACGGAGCGGCTACCCCCGTTTGCACAGGTAGCCCCATTAATAACGCAATAAAGGAAATACATGGCTACAAAGAAACCAGCGCCAATTATGATTCCCGCAGGGGAGGATGAAATGATTGGAAGCATTTATAGCGGAATAAAGGCTCGTCAAGACCGACCAATGCGGTTGTCTAGGCTCGGTGCGTCAGGCATCGGAGAGGAGNGTTTGAGGAAGATCTGGATGGATTGGCGAGGTTACGACGTTGTTGATTTTGACGGTAGAATGTTACGCCTATTTGAAACAGGTAACCTGCAGGAAGACCGCATCGTCTCAGACCTCAAAGCTGCGGGATACGCAGTTTATGCCGAGGACTCAAACGGAGAACAGTTTACTTTTACGGACAAGACAGGTCATTTTGTAGTCAAAACTGACGGAGTCATCAAGGGTATACCTTCGGCTGAGAATACACCGCACGTGCTTGAAATTAAAACGCATAACAAGAAGTCTTTTGAGGAGTTAGAAAAGAAAGGTGTTGTCATTTCTAAGCCGATGCATTATTATCAAGTTCAGGCGGGAATGTTATTTAGCGGCATTGAACGCGGGTTATACCTCGCTCTTTCTAAAGACAATGAGGCTTTTTACGTTCGGCGTATCAAGCCTGATGCGCATACTCAGAATGACATCCTCAAGCGAATTGACATATTAGTTAATGCGGAGATACGTCCAGCGCGTATTGGTGAAAGTCCAGAAGTTTATCCCTGCCGATGGTGCGATTTTAAAGAGGTCTGTTTTGATTTAAAGCCGCCCCTCAAGAATTGCCGCACATGTGAGTTCTCAAGACCAATTGAAGACGGAAAATGGTTCTGCGAATCTTATGCTGTAGAGTTACCAATGGAAACTCAATTAACAGGTTGTGAAGATTCTTACGTTCAGAAAGGTAAATAATGGCTTATTTTTCAAGAAAAGAAGCATTAGACTACGCTATGAATTATTGTGAGAAAATAGCTGAGGCTAAGTTTCAAACCCCTACGGACTTTATAGCAGTGGCTCAGATAATTTATGAATTTTTAAATAAAGATGGAGATATGAATGTCAAATGTACAATCAGAACCTGAAGACAATGGATTTGATGAATATTGGGAGCAGTTTAATAACATAGACGTCCTAAAAGCCTTAGCAAAAGAAATCTGGGATGACGCATTTAAAGCAGGTGGAAAGAAGCCTTGGTTCAGTTTGACTAAGGAGCAAATGAAAGCAATTCAAAATATGGACTTTGAGGAATAACATGGCAGACTTTTATTTAGGTATTGATCCAGGAACTTATGGTGCGCTCGCAGTGCTAGACAAAGGCGGCGCAATTGTTGACATATATGACATGCCGACCCTTGAGTATGTTTCTGGTAAGTCCAAAAAGCAGAGAGTAAACCCGCAGGCAATTTGTGCTGAATTGAGATTATTCAAAACTCAATCGGTAGAAGGAATGATTGAGCAAGTCAACGCAATGCCAGGACAAGGCGTAACGAGTATGTTCTCTTTTGGGCGCGCCCTCGGTATTCTTGAGGGGACACTCGCAGGTCTTGATATTCCCTACACCCTCGTTACCCCGCAGGTGTGGAAGAAGGCTATGGGAGCAAATGCATCTAAAGACGGAGCACGGGAGATGGCGATGCGACTCTGGCCATCAAAATCTGAACTCTTTAAACGTAAAAAAGATGACGGACGAGCTGAAGCCGCATTGTTAGCCTTGTATCTTTTGAGGACTAGGAATGGAAGATAAACTCAAAGATGCTCATACTGCAATCATGGCTAGCGGAGNTTGGATATGCTTTGAAAAGCAGCCTACAATAAAAGAAGTTGATGAGGCGCGTAGGCTTTTGAATCAATTAACCGATGAACTCATAAAGGAGAAATTAGATGCTGACTCGGCAACTGATACCCAGACGGGATAAAAGCCCAATGGCGACTCGCAGGCGGCAGTCTCGTCATGAAATTTTATCAAGATTTAATTTTTTAAGAGCAACAGTAAGCGCAGGTCGGTATAAACCTTGTAGATGGTGGCAGAACAAATATCCAAATTATAGAAAATGGGAGTATAGAAACTTATGAAACCTTTAGATATAGCTAAGCAGTATGAGGAGTTTGAAGAGCTTGAATTGCGCCGTGCTCAAATCGCGTTCAATATTCAGCAGCAAATTAGCGTTGTTGAACGCATCATTGAGAACAATGCTAAGTATTGTCAAAGTCCTCTGACATGGAATGTAACTTCAGGACTCCTGGAACAATTGAAAACCTATGCACCAGCAATCTTTGTTACGGCTGAAGATAGTTTACACAAAGCAATGCAGAAAGATGTAGAAGCAGTTCGAATGAAACCTTTATACGGAGAAAACACATGAGAAAGCAAATTAGAGCAATGCAACGAGCTGCGCAACGTAAAGCAGATAAAGCGGCTGCAAAATTGATGGGTTGGCCAAAGGCTTTACGTCAATACGCTAGTAGATTAGGTAACGGGGCAGAACAAGCCTTAACATTAAGTAAGCAAGTTGAAAGGAATAGCAAATAATGGCAACTAAAAAGCAACCCGCAGTAAAAGTAGAAGCACCTAAAAAAGAAATAGCAGAAGTTGTTGAGGTGGTAAAGCCTAAGCAGACTGAAGCAGAAATTCGCAAGGAGATTGAAGAATTAACCATGCAAGGTCGGGATGCTCCAATGACGGATCAGATTTACGGTATAGTAAAGCCAGCTGCAAAAGATCCGACGGATATTCTACCTGAGCCGAATGGATTACTACAAGGGGTAACTGATCCACTGCAACGCTTTATCAACATGTATCAGCCAGGAGAGTTTGTAATGCGTCAAAACTTTAGAAAGCACCTGCTACAAGTTTTAGAAGATTGGCGCGAGCAGTTTAACCCAGAAGAGGAGAACCTAAATGACCCACAATGAAATGTTAGAAAAAGAAACAATTAGAGTGCATAAAGATGAATGGTGTCATCGTTCAGAAGAAATGAAATGCGGTACTTGTATTTGGTTTGTATTGAAAGAGAAGCAAAGAGATATTCCTCGACCAAGGGATGAAAAAGAAATTGGTAGATGTCGTAGACACGCCCCAACAATTAATGGTTATCCAGCTACTTATTTAAATGACTGGTGCGGTGATCATCGTATTGATGAAAATAAAATATAAAGGAAATAATCATGAATGAACATATTTGGACAGCCGCAGGTACTGACATTACAATCCGCTGGAAAATAGCAGGTTGGACTCCTCCGTCAGAACTGCAAGAATATAGAGACAAGTGGAAGTATTATCAAGAACTTCCACTCCGTTCTCTTGATGCCAATGCTAAGGAACAATACGAAATGGTTCTAAAGCGAGCTAAAGTATCTCGTATTAGATAAAAAGATCCCGCCTAAAGGCGGGATTAAAGAGGAAATTATTTCCAGAGATTTTTAGCTTTACCTGCTTCATAAACTAAAGGTGCTCCAATTGCCAAGCCAGTACCTATAACTTTTGCAGGGGGGTAAGGTGTTAAACTAGCTAATCCACCTAATCCACCTACAGTGTGTGCGATTCCTGCGGCAGTGCGACCTTCATTTAGGTCTTTTGCAGCTTCATATAAATCATATGCTCCGAATCCACCTGTAATCGGTCCAGCCACTTTAGCACCCACCCACTTTGCACCGTTCCAGACTTTTCCCATGTTTGTAAGTTCGGGTAAAGCAGCAGACTCTTGAAGTAAACGAGCTTTATCAGCTAGGCGAGCTGCCATTTCTTTATTTCGCGTTACGTCAGTGGGGGTTGTACCTTTTAACTTTGCTAATTGATCTTCTAAAGACATAAATTCAGATTTAGCTTGATTGTGCGCCGCTGTAGCCTCTGCTAAGCGAGCACGAGCTGCATCAGCCACGCTAGTATCTACTTTTTCAGCTCCACGAGCAGAGCTGGGCATGGTAGGTAATAAAAGATTTGACCGTTCAGGTACCATAGCGTATCCAGGACCAATCTTTGCCTCAGCATTTTTGACCTGCTTCATAATGTCCCAAACACCTTCTTCATTCTTGGTAGTGTCAATTGCACGAGCAGCATCAAAATCAGTTAAGCCGTAAGACTTACCATAATTCTCAGTAGCAACTCCTCCAAGGGGCTTCACGACGTTTTTACCCTGAGCTGGGGGTAAGCCTTCATCCATTGGAATTAACTTACCTAACTCCGTTTTCTGAGTAGATGGAGTGTATATTCCGTGCTTAGCAGCTTCTTTTTGAGCGAGCTTGAGTTCAGCCTCAGCATCTTTGAGAACAGTATGGGCGGCTTGATGCTGCTGATGAGTATTTAAAATATTTTCAGCATGAGCCTGATGCGCTCTCTCAAACGCATTTTGAGCTACGTTTGCATTCACCTTAGCATTAGTTAAAGAAGTATCAGTAACAGCTGGCTTGACTACGGGTTCTACCATTGGCTTATTATATAATTTACCGCCGACTGCGCCCGTACCAGTAGACATCAAATTACCGAGGTAATCCGCAGGTGCTCCCGTAACAGTTACTGATGAACCATCAGGTTGAGAACTAGAGGGTTCTTTGAGTTCAGGGAACATTTCTTTGAGACGCGCTTGAGCTTCCTCATCAGAAATAATTTGGTTATCATCCGCCATAATTCAATCCTTGCAATAGGTTTTTATGCATTACGTTAAATTCATCAACGGTATTTCGGTAATCAGGTGATTTGAAAAACTTCCTGACTGATTCCTTAGGATTCTTTTCCATCCAATCATCAAGTCTGTCAGCAATAACGCCATTGTACTTATTAACAAGGCTCATTTTTGTAGACATGTTCAGAATATACTTAGAAGGATCCTCAGGGTTAAATCCAGGCTTTGCCATAAGCGCTGCATCAGCATTACTAATTTGAGGACCGTAAATACTTTTTCCAGCCTTCATGGTCATCTGGTTTTGCTCATAAATGTATTGAGAGATTTGACGAGCAATAGCTTGTTTTTCAGGCGGTAAACCTTTTTGAATTGCAGAGTTTACGTCAGCACTAACTGAACCCCAAGGACTATTAATGCCGTTTTGAATAAATGAACCCAGAACGGAAAATACACCGCTTTTGTTCATTAAGTCCATTACGTCTCTATTGTTAGTCACTAACTTTCTTAAATCTCGAAGTTGGTCGTTGTTATAACTAACGGATTTATAATTACCTAATGAATTGATTTCATCGGCTTGAACTTGAGGTTGTTTTTCTCGTTCTTCACGATACTTTTGTGAGGTAGCAATATCCGCTTTATTCTGCTCAGCGATTCTATTTTGATAAGTTTCCCATGTTTCTCCAGGCTGCCTAGGAGGAGCATTGGTAGTCGTAGCCTGTTGAGTCTTAGCGAATAAAGGATTAGGGTCAACAGGCGTACCGTCAGCTTTTCTAATTCCAAATTCAACATGAGGACCAGTGGACTTACCAGTTGAACCTACAGTACCGATAGGTTGACCATGAGCTACTGAATCACCTTCTTTTACGTTTATATCATTCAAATGAGCGTAATAAGATGAAGTACCGTCCTCATGCTGAATTACTACCCTATTACCGTATCCATCAGGTGATTTTTCAACAGAGGAAACTTTTCCTGGTGATAGGTTTTGCACTGGTGAATTTAAAGGGGCTGCAAAATCAATTCCGTTATGCATTTCAACTTTATTAGGGTTTAAAGGGTCTTTACGCTCACCGAATGGGCTAGAGACTGAACCTCCTATAACTGGAATAGGTAATTGCGGGGCTTTTGGAACTGCAGAATTACCTTGAATTTCAAAATTTGGGTCATACTTAACTCCGAATGTTTTACGGTTGATGTCAGCGTTAGACAGTTCAGAAGAAGCCTTTGCAGCCTCATTCTGAAAGCCAATCATATTCTTGACAATTTCACCGCGAGCTGGAGAAAGAGAAGCTACAATAGGATAAATAGACTGCAGCTTTGCAGCTTGAGCAGGGTTTAAGTTACCTGAACTCAGAGCCTCAGGTACTTGATTTGGTTCTACACCTATAGTCTGACCCATGAGCGCGAGAGCTTTTGCGTCATTCTGCATGGTATATTTTTGACCAGCAATTTGAGCACGCATCATAGCTAGGCTAGGAGCAAGTTCTTTCTCGCGCTCAATGTCTTTACCATATGCCCCTGCAGCTTTTCCGAGGGATTCACTAAATGAACCCGTGCGACCTGGATCCAGAAAACCCTGAGCAATATTAAACCAATTAGTACCGCCTCTATTTTCAAGAGAATCTGCGACCTTACTTAAAGCATCAACATAAGCCTGCTGAGCTTCTGGGTCTGTTCCAATTCCAGCTGGAGCAGCTGGTAATGCGCCTATAGTTGCCATATATTTTCCTTAAGATTCAAATGTACTTGTGTCATTCAAATGTACCTGTGTCAGTGTTGTATGTTAAAGTATTCCCACTTGAATCAGTAGCTGTCATCGTATTGGGATCAAAGTTACTATATCCATAAGCATTAGCTATATTTGCAGCGGCGGCATCAGTTGAACCTGCAGCATATTGGCTGCTGTTGTCTGGACCCGTACTTACTGCGCTATTAGTATCTGTACTTCCACTGCCAAAGTTAATAGTAGGTAAAGCGTTAACTAACTTGCTTAATCCAGTTGACAAACCTGAAATTCCAGAAGTACCTAATAGCGCTGAACCAACACCTGCAATCTGTGCGAGAGGAGAAGTATTGTAAGCTCCAGGGATTGGACCAGTATAAGTTGAACTGGTCGCTGTTGGGATTGTAGCACCTTTGAGCAGGTTTGATTCTGCTGTAAGTTGAGACATTGGGAACAACTGGGCATTTTGACCAATAGTTTGCTGCTGAGCACCGAGGGTAGATAAAGCATTAACGTCACCCAGACCGAGGTTCTGAGTAGTCGTAGCGAGGTTACCTAATGTATTTGCAGCATTTAACTTATTAGTTTGATCTTGCTGTAATGCGGTTTGCTGTTGAGCGAGTATACCAAGGTCAGCATTAGACAATGTTTGACCGAGGGCTTGAGCTCCACGAGTAGAACCAAATTGACCTGAACCTACTAAACCCGCAGTAGCTTGAGGAGCAAGATTAGCAGCGATATTCGCTTGACCGTAATTACCGATTGCATCAGCTAAACTAGTTCCACCTACGCTAGAAGCAAGGTTAGTAGCATTAGTCAAGGCAGGTTGGTAATTACCTACGTTTTGACCTACCTGTTGAAATGCTTGAGTCTGTAAAGGTTGAGCACCAACGTATTGAGCACCTTGAGCCGCGCCCGCACCTTGAGTAGCTAACTGATTCAAATAATCAGTATAAAATTGCGGAGTAGCAGTAGCTTGAGCTTGAGTAGTGGTGATATTTGGCAAGGCTGTGCCTTGAGTTAAAGAGCCTGTTCCTGGAGCTGAACCTGCGGTTACACCTAAGTTTGGAGGTAATGCACCCACTGCAGGGGTATAAGCCATATTATTGTTTCCTGTATTTGGTGATGCTGTAGGTAATAATGAAGATAAACCACCGCCAGCCGTTGGGGTAGACGGATTTGAATAGTTAACTGGACCAGTTGGGTTTGGATCAGGTATCCAGCCACCATTAGGTCCTTGAATCATTGGTGTTTCAGGGGTTATAGGTAAATTTCCAGTTGGCATTGTAAATGGTAGTGTATTTAATGTGCCATTTTGAGATGTTACACCTTGTTGTGGCATTGGCGCAATTGAGCCACCTAAACTTGAAGCTCCACCTACAGAAATATCTAAAGCCGCCATGTTATGCGTTCCTTGTCTTTTTCATTGCTTCTTTTACATATTGTAAAGGAGAAGCCTTTGGGGGGATCTTATCAACAGGCGCAGCACGCTTATGCGCACGTACCGATTGACGGAAGTGATCTAGAAATTTTGCGCCAGCCTCAGATGAACCATCACCGAGGGCAGCTACAGTGTCAGCATCAAACACGTATTCATCATTAGCGAGCATTGCAGGAATCTCATCAGATTGACCAGTACCGCGCCCTTTGACATGATGACCCGTCTTACCCGTAATAAATTCAGGAATATGCTCAGCATGACCCCCATTAGCAAAGTGAACCGCACCACCGCGCCTATAACCTTGAGGAGTTGAACTCATCAGGGAAGATAAAATACGTGGATCAACAGAACCTAATTGTGGGTGCAACTGTAACAATTGTTCCAACTGAGGATTAGAAGATTGAGCCGCAGTAGCGAGGGGGTTAGCAGCTAAAACACCAGGAGTCAAAGCCGCAGGTAAGCCACTATTATTCAAACCAGAACTAGGAGCCGAGTTACTCGCAGTGCCCGTATTAAAATTTACGCTGGATCCAGTAGGGATACCAGCTTGAGAACCAGCGAGCGCAAGGTTAGACAACCCGTTAGAAGTTTGACCTGCAATTGAGGGAGCACCCGTTTGACTTTGAATAGATGCTTGATTTTGAGATTGAATAGCCGCAGTAGGAATACCCGTTGAAGTTGATTTTAAACTTCCGCTAGCTTGAGTAGTAGGGGCGTTATTAGAAGCTAATGCCGTTTTGGCTTCATATCCAGCTGCACCTCCTAATACTTGACCGAGTAATGAACTGTTACCAGTTCCATCCGTTACCGCATTCTGAGCCGCAGTTCCAGCTTGATTAGCGGCTGAAGATACGCCACCTACAATACCACCTGTCAGAGCTCCAGTACCAATGCTTCCGTTGTTAATCGCTGCATTAGTAGCACCGCGAGCCGCTCCCGTCAAAGCACCTTGAAGAGTTGGATTTAATCCAAGTGCTTGACCGCCCATTTGAGCCGCGCCCGTAGCTGCTCCACCTGCACCGCCTACTAATGCACCTTGACCAATATTTCCACCATTCAAAGNAGCTCCAGTAGCTCCTGTAGCTGCGCCTGCAAGAGTATTGGCAACTAATGGATTTGCACCAGCTTGACCTAATGCTCCGCCAATACCGCCACCTACTGCACCCATAGCCGCTGCTTTTAAGGCTTTATTTGGGTCAATAGAACCAGTGCTTACTAATTGACCGAGGCTATTCATAGCCGCGCTTTTTAAGGCTCCAGTTCCAGCTTGTTGCAATGCTGTTTGCGCGGCACTTTGACCTGCTGCTTCTCCAGCTGTTCCTGCAGCACCTTCTCCAGCAGCGGCAGCACCTTCACCCGCAGCAGTTGCACCTTCGCCAGCTGCGGTTGCACCTTCCATTGCGGCTGCGTTTTCAGCAGCTACTTCTGCACCTGTAGTTACGGCAGTATCAGCAGCTGCAGTTCCAGCCGCAGCCTCAGTTCCAGCGGTCACAGCTGCATCAGATGCCGCAGCAGTTGCGGCTTCAGCCGTAGCTGCTTCACCTGCAGCGACAGCCCCGTCAGCAGCTACAGCTGCACCGTCAATAGCACCTTCAGCAGCGAGGGATGCACCATCAGTAGCAACGGCTAACGCAACAGTAGCAACAACAGCTACAACCGCCATAATACCACCGCCACCTCCACCTTCTAAAGTAGCAGGAGCAGAACCAAAAAGACCTAAGCGTTTTTGAAATGCCCTCTCAGGGAGCATTGAAAATTGATTGTATCTCATAGACGAATCATCCAGTTATAATTTGGCTTATCAGGGTCTTGAATTTCAGTACCCTCTTTTTCAGCGAGTTTCTTTAAAAGGTTAATAATCTGAGGATTATCAGCATTTCCATAAATCGCTTTAATTTTTAGTTTCTCAATGTCGTGAAATATGGAAATCATAGCTTGAGCTAATTTGAGAGGGGAATCTGAGGTGAATAGATGAGTTTCGTACTCATTATCGCTGATCTTTGCTAACAACAAAACAGAATTTCCCTTACTGAGGAGGAAGCCTAATTTGTGTGTTAGAATATATTGGATGCTGACGAGGGTTTTGGTTACGTCTAACCCGCGCTTTTCAGCTTCTTTTTTAATAATCTCTGAAGGTTTCATTTATGTTTCCGTATCGTCATAATACCTACTAATTGTTCTGCCCATGTCCGCCAGTTATTAAACATCCTAGGGTCTGGCACTCCTGAATTCACAAAATATCCAATACCTTGAATACCGCTAGCCCAGTCACGCCATTTATCCTCTGACACTGTACCGAGTTGTTGCGCAGCGAACAATTCCGCCATCAAAGCACACCATCCGTCCCAATCATGTCCCCGAGGATCATACGTTATCATGGGTTACCCGTTCCGCGCTCATCACCAATGTCAGCACTGATTAATACGTTACCCATTTGATAGTTTCCGTTTACGGTATTACTTACAAATTTTAAACGCATTTCACGTCTTTGTTCACGCATATCAATTTTGGGGGTAGCGGGATCAAATACGTACGGCTCTGACTCTTGACTCTCATCATCAGCATAAGATTTACCCGTTACAATAATACTCATTTCACCCGTTTGAACAAAGTCTGGTTCAATACGCTCACAGCGAATCCAGCGGTTTAAGCCTTTAGGGACTATTCCTGAGCTAGGACCCCCGCTAACCCAACCGAGGCTATTTGTCTCAAAAGATGATTCAATAGCGTTCACATTATTTAAAAAGACCTCATCAACACCTATTTCATGCTGCCATAACGTGTAACCATCAACAATATTAGGTTCATTACCTGCCCAAACTGGAAAACGAAACACTTCAGAAAATGTGCCTGATGAACGCTGAGTTCCAGGGGCTTGACCTGCATCATACCATTTCTTTTCTCTGACGTTAAAGATGATAGCATCATTACATTCAACAGAGTCACCTTTAGGGTAAAACCACCAGATTTCACCCCAACGAGGGATCTTAGCTACCCACACTTTTTGTCTTTGATCATAATTCAAATTGTCAAAGAAGTAATTCATATTCATATCATTCGGTACTTCTTGAACGACTCCGTTATACGCTAGGAATCGGTCAACACCACACCAGAAGTAAATTCCGTCATATTCAATTACGCATTGTGATGAGAGGATTGAAGTCTGGTTTGTTACAATATCAT